TGTAAACTCATTGAATAGATTTGTCAGTTGTGCATAGATTTCTTGTTTTGACATAAAACCTCCTTTGATAACCTATACAATTTCCGGTATCGGTAATTTCGCATCGGTTATATTTTGAATAAAAAACTTACGGATTAGTTCTCTCATTCCTGAAACTTTACTTGGTTTGTTAAAAACAATATCATATAGTTTTTCAAATGATGAAACATCCGCAGGACCATATTGTTCTCCCAAAAAGAAATTTATCATTTCTTCGGGAGTCTGTGTTAAAAACTGTTCACTTCCGGCTATTGTTTTTCCGGACTTAATTACGCTACCGCCTTTTCCAGAATAATTTTTTATCAAATTGAAAATTCCTTTGTCATGTCTCATTACATACTTTTGAATTTCAATCGGAACATCTTTATCTGTTTTCTTCAATACCTTGTAATCAAATGCAGCAACAACTGCACCCAATAAAAAATTTCTATATGCCGATTTATATTTCGATTCACCCTTTGAATAATCTGGAGATGAATAAACAAATTGAGTCCAATTCAAATTATTCGATAACATGAAATCCACTTGGACTGGCTCACCGGTATTCCTACCAACTATTTCGTATGGAATAGAAATTTGTGAAAACCCCCGTAGTGGTTGGGTTTCATATCCCATAGAACTTAATTTGTTCATCAACCAATTATAGACTTCACTTAACTTTAACTCATTAGCAGACGCAATTTGATCCATGGAAATACCAATATCCAAATCACCAGATAATTGGTCAGCAGGTTTCTTACCAGCACTTCCAAGAATGAAACAATCCGTTCCAAATCCAATCAACCCCAATGGTTTCAAAATATCAGCTTCAATTTTTTTTACAGTTGGCATAACTTCATTCTGTTTTATACCAACCGCATCTGCAAATAAATTTCCACCTTCTAGCAATATATTTTTCAATTTAATCATATTCTTCAAAAATAATAAGTGTTATAGTTCTTCAACCGTGTTAATAATAATTATCTGTTATTCAGATAAAATAGATTTTGATTTCTTATTTGTAAATTCTCTTCCCAATTCGTCAATTCTTTGATGTAAGTCTCTGTCTTGATTTTCAATGTGGGGAAACATATTATCAATCCTCTGATGAAGATTTATGTCTTCTTTTTCCAATACTGAACGAAGTGAATCCACCCTCGAATCAATAACCCTTTTAATGTTTTCAATCTCTTTTACGGTTCTATCAAGTTCTTTGGCTAATCTGTTAATTCTGAACATACCCACAACTACACCTGTGATTAACACCACAACTGTAACCGCACATATACCCATTAAAAATGATGTAATATCCATAACTTTTCTCCTAAATTATGTCAAAGAACTATAACACTATTCTTTTTATTTTATCTCGCAGGCACCACCGGCACAAGCCAATTCACCTGACAAATCAGTATTGTCCTCTAATTCTATTACTTTACTCAAATCAACATCGTGTAAAGTTTCTATCAACTGATTATACTTTTCTTCTGTAATATCTTCAAATGGTGCCTGTATGTATGTTCCACCATCATAAGGCAACACCGAAAGACCATTAAAGTGTTCACGGTTTTCCCACATCCAATTACCAACTGCATCCCATTCGTGTTCACGGATAGAAACTGTTGCGGAAATGTTGTGAGTATTCATTCCGGTTCTGTGTCCAGGTTTGATCCAATTCTGATTGAACCACTTTACTCGTTCTAACAACTGCAAAGGACTTTCACTACGAAGTATTGAACCATCAGGTGACTTTTGTGGAACCCCAATTACCGCCGTATCATGTGGTCGGAAGTATTCATCTTCAACCAATTCAGGATGATTGATTGAAAGATAAGAATAAATTGCTTCGTTCTTACCAACACGAACACGGCGTAAATAGAAATCATTGTGCCATGCATGGATGCCGGATGAACAACCTAATGTCAATGATGATGTTCCAGCAGGTTTAATTGTTGTTGTTCTTGCACTACGGTTGATTCCAATTACACCAGCAACTCTTTCATTTTCCTCACGAGAAACTTTAGCAGCGGCTTTCAAATCTAATTTCTGAACTTTACCAGAACCGATACCAGTCATACCAACACCGAGAAGTGCATCCTTTTCGGTTGTTCTTTGCCAAATAGGGCGAAGATAATGGAAGTCTGTATAACCGGCTTGTAATGTTCCAATGAAAGAAGCGGCACGAACTCTTGCCTCCAAATCTTCTTGACTTTCAACATCAGAAACATTTACCTCACAAAGATTACAAAATTGGAATGGACGAAGTGCAATCTCACAACAAGGGTTTGTTCCCCAATCTTTATCGTTTGAAAGATATATTCCAGGTTCACCTGCATTTGATAATTCTATTTTCTTCCAAATTGTTTTGAAAAATTCTTCTGTTACTTTACTACGAAGAAGAACTGCAGAATTATTTGCTCTGCCTCTTTGTGGATTGAGTTCCCACCAATTTCCAAACTTAGATGAAATCATATCGTCATCATCTGCAGAGAAAAGCGAGATAAGAGCGGCACGGCGAATACCACCAGCAAGAACTGCATCTGCAATATGACAAACAATATCGTGAACTTCAATAGATGAAAGTTGTTCACCGTCTTGTTTCAAATCAAGTATTGCTCTAATCTTTTCAATACAAATACGAAGTGGCTCTGGACCAGGTGCCTTGCCACCACTTGTAATCAAACGAGCACCCTTGTGACGAATATCTGAATAATCAAAACGAATGGATGAACCACCAGTAAAGTATGACTTCATCAATGCCTTAACTGCATCTGCCCAACCTTCGATTGAATCACTAATCAAGAATCTTCTTTCCTTACTCTTTGGTCTGTGGATTGCGGGTAATTCTTCAACATGATGTTTCTGAACGGAATAACCTACACCAGTTCCACCGAGCAGAAGAAACATCACTTCGCCAAATGCACGCCAGTCATCAATAGGCAAATAAGCACAGTTGTAAATTCTGTTTGGGGAAATCTCTATTGGTTTACCACCGAACTGCAATGAACGCATTGATGGTAAAACTTTTTTATCATATACAAATTTATAGACATTTTCAATCTCGTCTTTTAACTGTGGGTATTTTCTTTGGTGCATTTCTTTGTTTCTTGTTACCAATTCTTCCCAAGTTTCCCTACGATTCTTTTCAGGAATAAAACGAGCATATTTCATGTACACAGTAATTTCAGACAAGATGCGATTGCTAATGTCCATTTATTTCTCCATTGATTTTTTTATTGAAAAGTTTGTTTTGCTACTATAAAACAAAACCATACACAGATAAGTATATGGTTTTGAATAAAAAAATTGGGTTTTTGTAAATTATTTTGTAACCCAGTTTTCCCCATCCCACCATTCAAATCCAGGCAATTCTGATTTGTAGTGGAATTGTTCATACCATTCGGAAATGTATAAATACGGATAATTATGTCCTACTAACTTGTCTAAAAAGTAGTAATGAACATTTGGTGTTATTCCAGATCTATCAAGTCTGCCACCCAATAAAACCGGAATATATGGTATATCATCATACCAATTTAATATAGAAAATACAACATCGTTAAAATAATAAATTTCATGTTTAATAGATAATGCCTTTTCTACTTCAACATTTACAATAGATGGGTAAAGATCCTTTACATTTTCTAAAATCTGTTTGTAATTACCTGAATTTGAAATGTTAATTTTCTTCAACTTTCTTCTTCTGTTTCCAGAAATTGGAGAAATTTTTAATCTTGCCGATCTAGATTGATACCATTTGTTGTTACCCATGGGTTGCCAACCTGATTCAAACATTGTCTCATAACTTTCCTTTTCACTAACACAAAACACTTCACATAAAGGCGATCCAGTTTCTAAATCATACTTGCCGTTTACATGACTAATCCGTGTTTTCATTCTTAAACCTCGTTTGTTGATAATATCATTCATCGTAACAAACGAAACATGATGCGAAACGAAGTCGAGTATAAGTATTAGAATCCTTCTAATTCTTTGAATTTTTGTGAGAGTGCCTTCTTAACATTAACTTCACCTTTCATGGAAGTGGTAACACTCTGTCCCATGTCTGATGATGGTTCATATATCTCAATATGACCAGTCATTGTATTTATTTTACTTGGGAATGTCATACCGTCTGGACCAAAACGATTTTTGATAATATGCCATCTGCCTGTTCCACCAACTTTGTCATTTAGTTTTCTTGAAAGAGACATAATGAAATCTGCAATCATTATCTTATTGTATGATTCTGAAACTTTGCCACCTTCGATAACATCATCTTCAAGAGCAGAACGATTTGCCTGTGATGCAGTCCAAATAGGTATTCCATAAGTTCCACCAATACCACGAAGGTCCTCATAAATATCATTCAACTCTAATCTTTTATCACCGGCTTTTGATGGTCTAATCAAATCTGCATAATCAACGATAACCAAATCTGGTGCCTTACCTTGACTGATACATTTTTCAATATGTGATGTTATGGTTGTTATACTTGCAGTTTTTGTTGGATAATACTTTACAATCAAATCACCTTTAATTGTTTCCATTGTATCACGAATTTTTTCTTGTGCATGTTCTTCTCCAAGATTCTGAAAAGCAATCTTTGTAAAGAAAGCATCGAATCTGCGAGCAACATAAAACTGATTCAATTCAAGTGTATAATAGACAACTCTCTTTCCCGCACGAACGGCATTTGCCGCAATACTAACCAATCCCCAAGACTTACCGCCACCGGCAGGAGCAATAATAACACCCAATTCACCGGCAGCCAATCCACCATTTGTAATATCATCAACAACATTCCAACCGGTAGATACACAAGTTCTTGCACCTTCTTCGTAACGGGCTGCAATATCAACAACATATTCATGTCCAATATCTTTGTCAGTTCCGGCTTTAAGAGCATTATCAACTTTCTTTTTTATCAAATCATACTTACCGCTTTTAAGCAAATCAACTGATTCAATAATTGCAACTTTCATCTTTTGGTTTTTACAAAACTCTAAAGCAGTTGATTTAACATACTCACCATCGGTGCTGTCTTTATACTTTGCACTTTCTTTTAGTGAATCTGCAATAGTGCTCTTCAAAACTTTATCTTCAACTTGTATCAATTCTGATTTGAATACTTCAGCAGTTGGTGCAGTTCTATACTTCTCATAGTAAGACATTATCTTAGCAACAATCCAATTATTTGATTGAGACTCAAAATAAGTTGGTTCAATTATATCTGAAACTTGTTGTAAGAATGACCTATCGTTTAGTAGTGATGTGATAACTTTTGTTTGAAATGTATGTCCGTATTGGGATAAATTATCCTGCATACTTGTTCCTAATCGAATTTAATGTTGTAAAATTTTTCTTCAACCACTCGTCCCAATTCAATAAAACATTTTGTAGTTTATCTTCTACAAACAATTTATCCAACTCAATCTTATTCGTACCACCAATCTCACCATCAACTATATTACGAATTGTGGATTTTGTTGATGCTGGAATATCAACATCTTCAAGTTGCATTATACGATGATTTGTTTCCAATACTTTCAAATTTTGTTTTAGTTCTTGAATTGCCTTCGATTTATTATCATACAATTTACAAAATTCTATGAACATTTCCAAATTTATTTTTCTTTTTTGTGATAGGATGGGGAAATGTTTGAGAATAGATTTGTCACCGATTCCTTTTATGCCAACAACATTATCACTCTTGTCACCAAGAATTGATTTGTATATGATGTAATTCTCGCACCATATACCAGTTTCTTCCAAAAGGTTTTCGGGAGTATACATTTTCTTTTTAGTTGGCAAGTAAACGCCAACCCTATCGGAGACTAACTGTAAAAAGTCTCTATCGTTTGATAGGATAACACATTTTTCTTTGAAATAAGAAGAAAGGTAGGCAATCACATCATCTGCTTCGATTTTATCAATGGAGAGTATTGTTAGTGGCAGATTTTGTAGGTATGAAAAAACACGAAACAGTTGATATTTGATTGATGATTGCTCATCATCAATATCCTCAAATCCTACTACACGGTTTAACCGTGACTTGATTGCTCTACCTTCCTTATAGTTTGAATAAATTTCTTTTCTTCTTTGTGAACCACCCTTTCCATCAAAGACCACAACAACCCGCGTGGGATTAACCATACGGATTGTTGCTCCAAGAGACTTTAAGAATCCAGAAAGTCCGCCTACATGAATACCATCATCGTTCAATGTTGGGATGGCAGAAAAAGTGCGTATGAAAAGGTTCATCCCATCAACAATCAAAACCTTACTATCACGATGTAGATTTTCTTGTTCAGCTCTTTCTGTTTCTATTTCTTGTAAAAGTCTTTGATATTTTCGGTTCATACTTCATCTTGTAATAATGGTTCATTTGAAAGTGTTACATCGTCAATTCTGGCTTCATCCAACTTTTTGTATTTCATAATAACTTTATCAGCAATTTCATCATATACTATATCGTATAATTCAGGATCACTCATAATCTTTTCAACAAATTCTTTGGATTGAAATTTGATAACTTCTCCAGAACGCTTGTCTGTCCATGAATACCAAGCACCAGATTGAGATACAAGGTTGTGTTCTTTCATAACAGTAAGCCAACTACTGTAATCATCAATTCCACTATCAAAGTAAACCTCGTATTCGCATTCACGAAGTGGTGGACCACAACGATTTTTAACTAACTTTGCCTTAACTCTCGAACCAACAATTTCATCACGACCTTCTCTCTTTGCCTTGATGGCACCGATTGAAGACAGACGAAGACGAACAGATGCATGGAAAGGAATACCTTTACCACCCGGTGTTGTCCAAGGATCAGAGAATGCTGGTGCATTCAATTTCTGACGAAGTTGGTTTGTGATAATCAAACAAATACGTTCTCTACCGATAAGATTTGTAATCTTTCTCATTGCCTTTGAAATGATAAGTGCCTTTGCCGTAGCATAACCATCCTTATCAAAGTCCGCAGCCATTTCTGTTTTAGTGGATGCACCGGCGATTGAATCAATTACAATAGTTACCAGTCTATCTTTATCAGATGAACGAACTTTGTCAATGATAACATCAACGGTTTCAAAAATATCTTCTACGGTTTCCAATGGTATGTATAACATATCTTTTAAGTTCAAACCGATTGCACTCAAATACTCGGTAGCAATAGCATTCTCGGTATCAATATAAACAGCAAGACCACCTTTCTTTTGTGTGTTAAGAAGTGCATGGGCTGCCAATAGAGATTTACCAGATTGTTCGAGACCTGTTATTTCAGATACACGACCAACAGGAAAGCCACCATACTTACGATTGGAAATGGCCAAGTCCAACATGGTTGAGCCAGTTCCCACCCATTCTTTTACTATCGTAGGTGCATCACTATCACCTTCAAGAAAGTAAGCGGTCTTAATGTTTTGAGCTTTGAATTGTTTGTTTATAGTTTCGGCAATGACTCCACCGAGTTCATCGGATAAATCACTTTTTGATTTTGCCATAAAACACCCTTAATTAAAATAAGTCATCAAATGTAACACCAATATCATCAGCAGATGATGTGGGTTTCTCACTCTTTTCTTGTTTGTAATTCAAATCAGCAGCAGGTTCTTCTTGTGATGAAGTACCCATCCAAGTTTGTAATTGAATTTTCAAATCATCATAAGATGGTTCTGGATACAATTCCGTAATCTGTGGTTGTGTCTTAATCTTTTCAAGAACATCCTGAGATTCTGTAATAGGTGTTTCTTTTGGTTTAACACGGATAGTTGTTTCTGCATAAGTTTTACCAGCTTCTTCTGGTGACTTAACGGTAACAACAATGTCACGACCTGTTTTGGGATCAGACAAATCACCATAATCAGGATCAACAAAGAAGGCAAGTAGTTCTTCATACACTTGTTTACCAAATCCCCAAAACTTTACACCTTCGTTTTCTTGACCACGAATGATAACAGGTGCATACACTCGCATTTTTGGTTCAAGTTTTCTACCCATTACCCAATCTTCTTTATCGCCAGTCTGTTTTAATTTCTCAGCAAACTCAACGATTGGATCAGGACGACCAAATGATACAGGTGACAGGATAGAACGTTTACCGATATTGTAATGGAAATACAATTCGATGAAAGGATTTTCTCTGTTGTGGATGTAAGGGACAATACGAATTTGGGTTTCGCCCGGATCGGGTTTCCAAATGTTTGATGTGCGATTGTTTGTGTTTTTCAAAGAGTTCAAACGACTCTTGATTGCATCGAGGTTGATACTCATGCTGTTTCTCCAAATGTGTAATGAATAATGATTAACTGTTACTAAAAGAATGTTAGTTCTAATAGGACAATACTAATATAATGATTTAATGTTTAATAAGCAAGCAATTTTTTCTATAAATAAATATGGGAAATCAGAAGATTTCCCATATTATGATTTTTTTAGTTGGCAATGTATGATTACTTATTGTTATATTTCATAAGTTCTTTTAATCTACGGACAACTGCCTCTGGCAATTTCTCAACATTAAAAGTATTATCAACCCATGCTGGAGCATCATCTGTTTGGGGCATAACATCACGCTTTGGTGCACCGGCAACTGGTGGACTTGTCTTTTTTAGCGTCTGAACATTACCCCAAATATATTCCGCAATGGCTTCTGGTGTATCTCCCTTTTCATATTTCTTAAATACTTCAACAACTGGTTCCGCTATGTTATCAATTACATATTTTTTCAATTCCCCCTCACCAACTTGAAAAAGATTTACACCACCACCAGCAGCAGTTGGAACAGTTCCAGTTTGTGCTGCAATACCAATTTGAGTTGCTTTGAGTGCTTCGAGTGGTTTTTTAATATCTGTCAAGTCTATTGCCTTTATCTTTGCTTCTGGATTCATACAAAAAACTTGTGACCATCTGTGGTGCCCATCAATAACAAATTTTCCACCACCACCGGTTACAATAGATTTACCAGCGGGTGCAACAACGCCACCTTTCAAACAGGCCTCTGCACTTGCAGCATCTTTCAATGGGTAACTCAAAGATTTATCCATTACAACTTCATTTTGTGTTGGTTGTAGATCAGTACATACCGGCGAAATTGCAGATGTTTTTACTGGCATATCACCAGAAAGCGATTTGATAGCATCAACAAATTTAGGATCCTTTATGTTGTCACCCAAGTCTTTAACAAAACTTACATAATCTTTTTTCAGAATTTTTTTTAATTCTTCTTGTGCCTCATCTTCATTAAGTTTTACCTTAACTTCATTTACTAATTTTTTTAATGAATTTTTCATCAACTAACCTCTATAAATTACTAACAAATTCTTCTTGTATTTTTAATTGTTCATCGGTTGCTTTACCAGATTTACCCCAATCTGGCAATATATCCAATGCAGCGTTTAAGTCTTTTATTTGCATTCCTGATGTTGGATTGTCTTTGTTTTTCAATATGTTTATATGATTTAATCCTGGAAAGATATAAAGTGGCATACCACTATTTTTTGCCAACAAAACGGAATGTTGTAAAGGAACTATATTATCACTACCACCGTGAATGATTGCACCATTTCCACTAACTTCAGATCCAGTTAATGATACGGTTGGCCATTGTCTGTTCCATGCTGGAGCAACAAGGTATACTGTTGATGGTTTTTTTGCACCCATTGATAGTGCTTGTAGAAGAACTGCACCGCCTCGTGAATATGCAATCAATGTTTTCAAATTTTCTTCATTTAGATATGTAATTGCCTTTTCAATATCTTCTTTCGTAATAGAAGTTGAATCAGAGAATGCCGGACATCCTGTATCTTGATCGGGACTTGTCCATTCTATATTACAGGTATCAACTCTCATATCTTGTGGTTTCATACCAAAACCATGAAATGCACCCTTTTCGATTCCCATTTCTTTCAATATGTCTAACAACTTTATCATTTGTATCTATTGTTAATCAAATGAGTTCTTACAATTTCTTTTATTTTTTTACGAATTTTGTTTTTCATTATTTCAGAAACTTTTGGATTCTTTTCTTCTTCTGGCTTTGGTTCTGGAATTGTTTCTTCTGCCTGAGCCAACCCATCAACTTCTGATTGTAATTTCTCGGAAATGTTTTCAGCAATGTGATTCAATTCTGAAAGAAATATCTCAATTACTTCGTCATCTTCTGGAGATAATCTTCTTTTGATAAATCCAGAAATTTTATTTATCAATCTCTGTATAGATTCTTCATGATTTTCTTTATCGGATTCGATGTAGTTCATAGACTTTAATCCGTTTACCGCTTTATACAAAGCAATTAAATTTGCATTATTATAGAATCTTGATGAAATTGATTGTAATTTATCTTTGTTTTGCTTGAATGAATCCGCAGAATACAATTTTCTAAACCACCCTCTTATTATTTCAGGATTTTCTTTTGGAAACATATATGAGATTATACCCTTCCCCTTTTCCATTAAACTCAATGCATCTATTAAAACGATATATGTGAAAGGACCTACTGCAGATTCTGATATTGATTCTTTTAGACGTATTTTTTTCATGGTATTTTTCTCATGGCATTAAAGTTATTTTCAATTCGTTTTGAATTAAGTATAAACTAATGCTTGTTTTTTTATTAAAAAAATGTAACTTACCAGACATTGGTTTTTTATATTCATATCCAATAGATTTCAATGAATCTATTATCTCATGTTCTTTATACTTACTAACATCAATTACATTATCTGGTAATATAGATATGTCTTTCAATTTTAGTTTTAACTGATCAAATATAGTATCAAATCCACTTGCCTCATCAATAGAAGTGGATTCGATTATCTTATTAACAAGCATTTCCGTAACTATGTTTACGATATTTTTCATTTATCATTCCAATATGTTTACTAAATAAATATGTGAATGTAATAAATTACCAACTGTAAACTTTAATTAAAAATATCTTAACTACCTTAAATCCTTCTTTATTTTTAAGAAGTGCACAGTTTTTATATCTTTCCCATTCTATCGGATATTTTTTGTCCAAGATGCCATTATTCAAATTCATTATCAATTCATTTAACGCATTTATTGTATAAATTGTGTTGGTTTCTCTTTTTTGATGAACCATTATAGAATTTGGTAAGAATTTTTTGTAACTATCAAGTACAATGTTATATGAAAGTATAGCATCTTCACGGGTATCAAACGACTTAAAATGGAATACTTTATTATTCAATATGGAAAAATTTTCTTTTATATTTTCCAAAGTTTCTTCAACTTGATGTTTTCGTGTAAATGTACATACTAATTGTGTCTTCAATACCTCTCTCTCATTTCTTAATGAATATCTACTTCATATAAATATGTTCTTAATTTTGAATAATGCTACCAAATGTGTCTCCCGAATAAATTTTTACTGACATATTATCAGTCTCAAATGCACGATGAAGAACATCTATTAAATCGGTTTCATCTGGATGAATATCAAAAATAAAAGCATCATATAGATACATCATAAACACAGAGTTCTTATTTTTCAAATGTGGTAGAATAGTTTTTATCTTACGGACATTGTATTCGGTCTCTAATGATTGTAGAAAATAATTGAATAATTTATTCGGTGTTACATCTTGAATATCACGAAATCTCTTTTCAAAAAACCAAGATTTAACCTCAGGACCATTTTCATATTGTTCATATAAGGTATCAATCATTGCCTGAACTGTTTGGAAGAACGGATGTCCCATAAATTCAGGAGTTATCGTTCCATAAATGTTTTGAAATACCTTTCCTTTGAATTGATCATATTCCATATCAATTTTCAATTCATCCCGTATCTGTTCGTATGGATGATAGTCGAATTGATAATCCAATATCTTTGCCAACAACTTTATATGAAACGCATCGTAATCAAATTGAACAATCTTACCACCTTCAAATCTTGAACGAATTTTATCACGAGTTCCGTCTTTCTTATTCATAGCTGCAAAGTTGAATCCTCCCCAAGCATTACTTGGTCTGCCAGTTGCAGTATACCACATATAGTTTTGTTTTTTTATTTCGTCACCAACAACGATATGATTTTTTTCTATTTCATGGAATACTTCTATGAAATCGTTACAGTAGTTTATACATTTTTGTGATGCGAAATCAAACGGTTTCAATCTCAATACATATTTTGCAATACCTCTTGCCCATTCTAATTGATTTGCAAGTGGAATAACATGACCTAAATCTTCTATCTTGTAAAACTTGTTAGCAAGATATTCCATACCTTTTGGATAAAATTCTTGTGGATTGATGGGTGTTGTTGCATAATAATGTAGGTATGAGTTTATATCAAAACCATCATTGAAATCATTATTCACCAATACCTTTTTGTTGAACACAAGAGATTTCGGGTGTAGTTTTATTTCTTGTAGAGTTATATCAGTATCAATTTCATCTGGATGTGTGAAATTGATATATCTTTCTTCGTTATTACCGAATGCCAGATAAAGACCTACAATAGCAACTTCTGATTGATGTTTGTTAGCATTACTTGTGATTGGAACACAAATGCAAGGTTTGTCTTGGAACATAAAAAATTAACAATTTGTGCAAGGTTGTTGTGTAAATCCAGTATCATACTGGCTAAATTCTCTTAAATTAGTTATTATCTTTTCTAATATAGGGAATTTTTTTGAATTTCGCAAGACAATTCTTCTGTTTGTATCAACAACACCTGGATTCGTAAGTATTCCATTTCTATAAACATCGTACTCAGGACCTCTGACTCTCCATTGAATCGTTAAAATTGCATACAAATACTGATTTATACCAGCATTTTTCTTTGTATAGCTCATTGCCTGTGCTTGATCTATTTCAAAAAACACTCGCTGTGGTTCATTTCTTTTATAGACAAAATAACGATTTATGGTATCATTTTTTAATTCACTTTGAGTTGGCATTCTTCTTACTATTCTCGGTGCAGTATATCTGTAATACTGTGTTGTTTCTCCCATATTTTTTCTTTTATCACCAGTAGAAGAAACTGTAAACTGTTTCAAATCAAGATATTTGAAAAAATCATTTGGAGCATCTTTATATCTAACAAGTCTTTTTGATTTATTAGCATCCCATTCTTTTTCCGTATAAGTTTCGCCGGTTGTATATGAATGATATGAACCTATGTATTCAGACCAATCATCCAATAACATCCACTCTTTTCCCATAGTAAAAAGATTTTTTGTTATTTGATTGTCTGGATAAAATATCTTTTTTCTTACTGCCATAAAATTCTCATAACGTGCTACCATCCATTTTCAATCGAGCAGCAGTGCTCAATGTTGTTTCCCACATACCATTATCTATTTTATGATCTATTTTTGTAACAACAAAAACAAGTCCAGCTTTATTATATTTTTTTGGAACCAATGATGTTGATATTACATCTCCAAATCTAAATCCACTTATACCATCCACCGTAACGGTGAAATCAACAGGATAAAGTGCCTGATTTAACCAATGTGCGTCTTTTCCGGGAGCTCTTTTTAATTTTTTGTATTTAGTCAAATGACCTCTAAATGCCTCACACCATGATTGATTGAAACCCGTTTGTGTAAAATTTTCGGTCATTTTTTTCATAGCATTTAGAGTCTTTGAAACATCTGGACCCGTTGGTTGTGGTGCATCTGCCTGAACCTCTATATTCGCACCACCACCTTTTCGTGCCTTAACATAAGCGGCGGCTGCCATAGGTCCAGGTGGTTTTGATGATATACTCACCTGTTTAACTAACGGTTTGAATATATTTGCCTCAAAATGAAAAGGTGTGACTTTGCTCGTATGTGACGGTGACAAATTGGAATCTTCAATGGATAAAATTGCCTTTGCCAATCCGGGTTCAACTCTACCATCGAAATTTGACGGTGGTTCACATAAAACTGGAGTAAGTTGGTACATATCTCCAGATGCCATATTAACTCTTTTTAGTATTGTTTCAAAAAACTTTGTTATGTTTTTGTAAAAAGTATTAGTAGTGGTTTCCTTGATAAATTCAGAATAAGCTTGTTTTATGTAATCCACTCCCAATAGAATACCTGATATGTTTATGTCATCACCCTTTACGAAATTTTTAGCAACTTGTATGTATTGTGGTGTACAATTTCCATAATGACCCATTTGTGGACTTGGAAATATAACATCTATTGGAAATGCAGATTTTACATCTGTTAAATGTGTAGTTATATTTCCGTCAGACATTACTTTGAAAACCTTTGACATTGCAGGATTTCCACCTTTTTCATATGCAGCAATAACATCATTTGCAAATCCAACCAAACGACCAATGGATGTATACCAAAATGTTTTAACAGGAGCAGGACCAGTTGCTTCCGCTGGAGCAGATGCTGGTGCAGCATTTGGATCCGTTGTTGCAGCTGCCGGTGCAGCATTTGGATCTGCAGCCGGTGCATTCGGATCAACTATTACCGGACCACCGGCAGTAACCTCTTCTTCTGCACCAGATGACTCTTGAAAAGGCCACCCGATACCAACATAATCTAAAAGTTTATTTATTGTTTGGGATGTTCCCATATAATGAACATCACCCGCATTTGTTGCTTGCCAAATTGTTGCACCACCACCACCGGCGGCAGCGCCACCGTCTCCGGCTGCTACTGCAGTTTGAGGTGGAGCAAATACAACTGCATTTGGATCCGCTGGTGCAGTGTTAGTTGCACCGGCTGGTTGTGTTCCGGCTGCATTTGGATCCTGTGATTGATTTCCCAATCCCAAATCAGAATCTATAACTGATACCAAATTACTTGCGGCAATAGTGACTTGGGAAGGATCCTGTGCCTCTTTTGTTGAATCATCTTTTGGAGTAACTGATTGATCTCCGGATAAACCGATAGAAATTGTTGCAGCAGATACAATACTTACAGTTGCAGTCATAGATAGGTCTGCGTTAAAAGACCAATTAAAATTATTTACTAATCCTGTGAAAGTTTGTCTACATGAAGGTCCACCATAACTCCATCCCCAAGATAATGTAACCTCAGCTCCTGGAGTAAAAAATGCATCATCTATACCGGCCATATTAAACCCGTCTGATGCCATTTCTGGCCAATAAGTAAATGTAAAATTACCACGCAAAAGTGATCCCAATGTACCATCATTGGTTACTGATATTGATTGTAACAATGGAAATCTAGGTGCATTTCTAGAATTGTATAATTTTAGATTACCACTTCTATCGGAAATTACTCTGTCTCCTGGAAAACCCAATGTTATTCCTTTTGCTTTAACATGACCGTATGCAGTTTTACCATACGCCCATTCTATTGCACCAGATTTTTTACCAGCACGAACTCTTGCTCCAACATTTTGAGCTCTGGAGTTTAATTCAGAAATAACAGATTTGTTTACATTATGATAAAAAGGATTATCATAACCACTACCCCATACTGGCATAACAATTACCTCCAATCATTGTAAGAATCTATCAATGATACTATACCAGTATCTTCTTGATAATATGGTATTTTTAGAATTATTCCAGCAGGAACATTCAAACTACCTTTTCCCAAATTATTAACTTTTGCAATAACAAACCACAATGATTCATCACCGTAGTATTCTTTTGCAAGAATATCAAGTCTGTCTCCCTCTTGTGTTAAAATTTGAGTATCTTCAGCTTTAGCAAAATTTGGATAAAAAATAGTAGATAATCTTCTGACATATCGTAAATTGCCATCAGAATCTATTTTTCTAGCATTTTGGACAATATATGTCCCACCATATCTTTTTGCCATATTACCTCTTATCGAATAAAAACATTATCATTTACAATAAATATGTTATGAATTTTTTTATCTATCGTTTACCGTCTTTTCTTTTTAGCACGTTTAGGTGTAGCACCAACATTTGCAGTTCCACCATTAGTTGCAGTAGCATTTGGATTTCCTGATCCAGTTGGTGGTGTTTGCAATGGTTGTGATGCCCAAGATGCCCAATCAGCAGAAGTAGGCGGATTTGTTCCAGGTGCAGGAACATTTGGTTTAGTTTCTGTTGCCGGTGGAGCACCACCAACTACTCTAAATCCACCATCTGTTTTTGCAGGTGGGGTAAGTCCAACACCTTTCAATAAATTATTAGAACTTACATCTGGAGTTGTTGTACCCGTAGCTGCTGGCGTAGCACCTTGCATCATCAATGGTGTTGGTCTTTGTTGTTGTGGTGTTGCAGCCGGATTACTTGTTGGTGCAGCACTACCTTGACCAGTTCCAGTTGGTGAAGACGATGTTGAAGTTGCAGGCGGATTTGGATCCGTAGAAACATTTGCCTGTGTATCTTCTCTTAATTTTTCATCCGGAACTGGTATCTTATCTTCACTATTAGGTGAAGGTGAGTTATACAACTCTACATTTTCAGGATCGGATGCGGACTTACCATCTATAGCACGGAAATAGTTTACTCTCTTATCACTTTGTGGAATAAGACCGGTTTCAATATCAGCACCGGTATCATCATACAATGAGTACATAACACCATTGTATTCTGGACGATATACGCCTATCGGTGTAAATGACAAACCAACTTGAATATGTTTTGGTAATTGTAATGCACCAGGTGTAGACAATGGAACATTATCTGCAACAACATTCAACTTTTTATCTTCTGATAAGTGTGCAGTTTCCCATGTAGTTCCAGCATTATCAAATGTGTATGACAGACTACTTATGAATCCTGGCATTTTTCTATAAAGATGACCTATATTCAATCTTATTATTGGACCACGAATCAAACCACCCTTTGTATATTCGGGAGCAGTCCATGATGCTAAGTGATTCAATTTACGCCAAGATGCCTTCATTTCATCGCGCGATCCAATGTGAACTGTGAATCCAAAACTTATACTTCTTTCATATCCATCATAAACATACAATGGATCTCCTCTACCCATATACTTTATTGGATTCCACTTTGGACTATGATTATCAGTTATAGAATCAAATGTTGCTCTAAATGCAATAATTTCAGCTGGTCTGTTTACACCACCGGCTTGAATTTTTAATCCTGTAAAGTAAAATTCTATCAAGTCTTCTGTGCCAGGTATTGAATCATTATTGTATTTACCCTTTTCATATACCAAGTTTTTATTTATATTTTTAGTTACTTTTCTGTAATCCAATATGTTGATTCTATCACCTCTAAATTGACGACCATTTTTCAACTGTGGAGATGTTGCACCTGTTTTGGTACTCTTAGCATAAGTTACATTGCTAACAAAAGGCAAGTTTCTTTGACTACCAGGTTCACCTGCAGAACCAAAACCAAAGTATCTTTCCAAATTTAATGCATGATATTTTGCAAAACTTGGATCAGACATAATATATTCTTTTTTAGCAGCTTCATTATTTTGAACAGTTGATGTTGTTCCATCTGCATTTGTAACGGTTCTAGTTTGACCCTGGTCTTGTGCATACAAATCAAATCTAAAATCATTGAATTTTCTAGATCTATTTGGATCACCACTTGTAGCTTTTCTTAAATTACTATATGTTGCACTCAAATACTTTTTCAAAGGATCAGTTTCATTTGGACTTGATGTACTTATTGTCTCTGTATCTGCTTCGTTTGCAACACCAGCATTTATGAAATCAGTTCTTCTAACTCTATCTGCAATAGTTTTTCTTTTTGGATCATATGGATCCAATTGTTTTATTTTCTGTAAAGTTGTATCTTGTAGATTTATCTTACTTGGCAATGTTGAAGATCTAGTTGTATTTATTTCAAATGGTGCATCATCTAAAATTTCAGAAAGTTTCCTTAATGATCCAAAAATTTTCTTATCCGAAGAAACATAATCATTTATTATTTCATTTGAATAATAATTTGGTTTATCGCCTTCAGCATTTAATGTA